AGCTCCTCTTGATTTTTAAAGGTTTGTTTGATATCTTTTTCTGTGACGGGTATAACATTCTCGCGGTGTGCGTTTCGCAAATCTTCGTATCCCAATGAGCTAAACAAGTCGGAACTGTAATTATCTGGCGCGTTTCCAAGCAAATCCGTATACGTGTTATAACCTGTTTCCTGAATTGATTGATTTACTATTGCGTCTCTCGCCACGGTTTTCTTCTTGCGAAACGTATCGTGCATATTCTCCTTTGTGGTTACGGTGTCGTCCATGTCCTCGTCCGACCGTAACCACTCTCCATACCCCGTATCCGTTTCGGCGGTTCTAACGTTACATTTATCAAATAACTCGTTAAATACCTTGTTAAAATCCTTCTTGCCTGTAAGTTTTTTAAAAATTTCAACATCAGTTGATTCGTCTAACATATACTCCGTAGAACCTTTACCTTTTACTCTAAACTCGTGTATAGAATATATAATTTTATATGCCTTTGAAAAAAAGAGGAAATATTCTTTAGGGAGTTTGCTCTTGTCTGGGTGTGTTTTCAACACTATTTTTTTGGCGTTTTTAAGATCGCTCTCTGTAAAATTATACTGTAGATTAAATAGTGTTAGTAAATCGGTAAGCTCATAATTATCTAAATTTAAATCAATACTATCCATTATATACATATTATTGATGTTTTTAAAAGGCGTTTTTAACTACATTGTTGCTGCTTTTATCTGAATTCTATTAAAAAACTCATTTACTTTCGGTTCATCGGCACCAGTAACCGAATCCGACGGAATAAACCAATGTGCTGCTTCGCGCGCAGACGGTTCGTAGTATGCAAGAAGAACCGGAATACCGTTTACCATTTTCTTACTTTTAAGAGACGCGTACAAGTCAACCGTATCGTCAATGTCTAACTCCACAATTACAACGTTCCTGGGGAGCTTTTGGAACCACAAATCAACTAGCGGTTTGATTTTTTTACAAGGCTTACACCATGTTGCTGTGAATTTAAGAATAATGATATTATTTCCAATATTTTTAAATAAAGTTTGAAAACCAGCGACATCTAGTTCCGTTACTATTTCACGCGTTGCCATTTATATACTATACTGATTATTGTTTATATGTATTTATAACGATTCAACAAGCGTCTCCAGTAGCCCAATATCTGTATCGTGGAATTTAACGTGCGATTCCCAGAAATACCTACAATAGGCCCACTCTATTTCATAATCTTCGCTATAACTATCGTTATGCTTGGTCAGGAGCTGTTCTCTTAATTTATCCGGTAGCAAATACAGACTTTTGCGAGGGATTACATAACTCAATTGAACCAGTGGAGCAACTGGTGCCGGTGGGATATGCTCTATGAAATTGACGTCGAATGCCGGCATATATTTAACCAAATCCTTAAGAAGTGGTGGATAATTATATTTATATGTCCATCGCCAGTCAGAGCAACCCGTTGTGTAATATTTAAGTGTCCACTCTAAACCCTCTAAATAATTCACACAAATATCCTTGCGACGCGCGTCGTCTATTTTAATGTCAAAGAGTCGCTGATAATATCGCTCCTCCCACCCTGCCTCATACGGATTAATATATAATTCAACGCTTCTATCTAACATTGGAATCGATGTAAGCCGGTCCTCCATCTCTGTGCATCTATTTCTTGTTCCGCGCGATTGCTTTTCTCTAATTTGATACTCTTCGTGAATTAGTTTCTCTTCCGAACACGATAATAGCATTATCACCTTTCTCAAATTTTTCCATTTAATAGAATCGCCCTCCGTGAGGTTCTCGTTTGTATTTCCTACCACGCTCTTATACGCATCCATTATTCGGTCAATCCCTGTAGTTCGGATATTCAACGACGGAAAATGAGGTAGAAAATCGTTTCCCATAAAAAAACACAACAATATATAGTCGAATATCCTGTTCAATTTTTGTGACGTTTCTGGTTTACAATTGTCATTTAGGTCATATGAAAGCGCGGTCGCAAACTTGGGAATATCCATCAAATAATCGCTATTTGGATTAAGACTCTTGTCTAAACTTTTAATGAAATGTGGTGTCTCGCGAAATAGGAACATTGAATCTGCTATGTGTAAATGATTGAGTGTCAACATTATTAAATCAGCATCCAGTCCATATATTACGGTTGTGTAGTCTTTGTGTTCTTCTGCGTTGTCACGAATGTATTTATAGAGCTTGTGCTCGCCTTCACCTGGCTCATCTGATGTAGAAACAATTAATTTTTTAAGACTATACTTACTCGGTTCCGCGAATCTCTTGTTAATTGCTTTATTTAATTTATTCATAAATTCAGTTCCTGGTGTTATAGCTACGGTGTCAAATTTACTACCCACATTAATTCCCATTTTCTCGCGCAAATCTTTTTCTAGCCAGGACTTGTATCTCCTATTTTTTTGCTGTTCTAATTTAGCAATCGGCGCAACTCCATCAAACGCAATGAATACATTGTTCTGTGGTGATAACAATGTTATATAATGTATTATTTTTTCACATACCATTTTAATTATCATTGTCTCGATTTCCGCGATTGTCTGCGATGACGCCTCGGTCTTCTCATATTCGTATATTGAATCGTAAATTAATGAATTGCAATCCATATACAAATTATGGATAGCCATTCGAGATGACTCGTATTTAACTAATATGCTCCTGTGTTTGCGAACTATGTGCGAAAAATAACTGGGAATACCCATAAGTATATTTATATATATGGGTTTAAATCTATTATCAAGTATGCTATAATGATTATTTATATGTATTATATATATATGGCTATTCAACTTACAATTTCTAATATGCTACAATTAACATCTACGCTATCACCGGTATTATTAACGTTTTTTTTAGTCATGCTATCATTGTTTAATTTGAATCTTAAAGGCATAATGTATTTATCGGGAGTGTTGTTGGCGACATTCATTAGTTACATGATTGGGTTTGCGTGGGGTGGAAATGAAAAACTAATCCCTCCAGCGATGTGTAATTTACTAGAAGGACCGTGGACACAGCACACAGACCCGTCTTCAAGCAGTCTATATCTGGCATTTACCATTGTTTATTTATTCATGCCGATGTATTACAATAATCAAATGAATATATATCTATTGACTACCCTACTGGTTATACTAGGTATTGATATGATTACTAAGGTGCAAAATAGTTGCACCAGCACAATGGGTGCTATTCTCGGAATGGTGTTGGGTGGATCTATGGGAATGGTATGGTATGGTCTATTTAAATCAAGTGGAATGGAACAGCTTTTATATTTTGAAGAGTTTCAAAGTAATAAACCATTCTGTAGCAAACCAAGTAAGCAAAAGTTCAAATGTAGAAATACTAAATCAGGAGAGATTGTCGCCACTATGGGATAATTATCAAGGTTGGTAATTATGTTTATTCTCGTTAATATACTTTATGAAACTCTGTGTACATTGTTTCTTTTTAAAAGAGTGTAACATCCCCTTTTCAGTATAATTATTGTGTTTCATTATAATTATAAATTGTGATACTATTTTACCAGTTATTGCCCGTGAATATTGCTCATTGTGTTGTTCGATAGTATATTCGGTCTTACCCAACCGCTTGTTTATAATGTTGTGAAAATCCAGCATTAATTTGATTAAATCGCTTCGTGTTTTGATGTTACTAACATTAACAGTCTTTAATATACTGGATGCGTGACCGGCACAATCCTCGCAAGGTAAGTTCTGACATATTGAAAAAATTTGTTCCAACAGTTTACTGATATGTGCGTCATTATTTAATTTATAGGCTAATGTGTGAAATAAAAACCAAACTATATTACCCCACTCTTTTTTAGATGCCATTAATATATATAAAGAGATAATATAAATAATACTAATGAACTATACACTTGATACAAGCGTTAATTTTTACGAAGAATTATTGAAATCTGACGATTCAGACGAAGATAATAATGAAAACACGTGCCTTATTACAAATAAACCACTCGTAAACAATTATATAACTCTAAATTGTAATCATAAGTTTAATTATGAGGCGATATTTCATGAGGTTGTAAACCAGAAAACCAGATATAACCCTAATGAAGTAACCAAATTGCGAATGAACGAAATTAAATGTCCTTATTGTAGACAAAAAACTGCGAATATTCTACCATACGTCCCGGCTATTGCATCATCTCGTAAAATAATAGGCGTGACAATACCGACGAAATATACACTTCCTCATATGAAATGCTGTTGGAAATTCAAATCGGGTAAAAATAAAGGTAGCACGTGTGGAAATCCAGGATTTTCTAGCGAGCATGGAGAACTATGTGAAAAACACTGGAATAGCAAAAATAAAACTAACAAGCTAGAATCTATAGAATGGACTGATAAAATGCAGAAATTATACGAAACAACCAATATGGTTGATTTGCGTGAGCAATTACGAGCTAGAAATATGAAAATATCTGGAAATAAGAAAGAATTAGTAATTAGGATAATATTAAAAATTTAATTTTTTTTTTTTTCAATTCTCATTTGTATTTTCCCAAAATGGACAAAAATAAATGTCCATTTTCGATATTTTCATTTGAGAATTGAAAAAAAAAAAAATTTTTTTAAAAATTTCAGTTATGTAGTATAAACCAGATATTTCCATATATTTATGTAGGGGAGTGGTTGGTAAGCTGAAAAAAAGGCACTAAAACCGGGAAATATCCTTAAAAAAAACGGATTTAAGCATATTTTTATGAGCATTATATAAGCATATATGTCCTCTAAAATATGCTATAATAGCGATGGTAACAAAACACCAAAATATATTTGCGAACCCTGCTCTTATTCCTGTGACAAAATTTTTTTATTCAAACAGCATTGTTTGACAAAGAAACATAACAGGTCACAATGCTCAACTGGCTCAAAAATATATGCGCCTGTATATACGTGTGGATGTGGGAAGCAATATAAACACGTTCAAAGTTTCAACCGACACGAGAGAACTTGTAAATCCTCATCTGGGGATAAAGAAAAGGAGGATTTGCGGTCGATGATATCATTATTAGTATCTCAGAATCAGAACATGCTTATGGAAAATCATGAAATGCGCGAGATGGTAAAAGATATGATTCCCAAAATAGGTAATACAACTATAAATAATAAGTTTAATCTGAATGTGTTTCTCAACGAACAGTGTAAAGATGCCATTAATTTGACGGAGTTCATTGACACATTGAATCTGGAACTGATTGATCTTGACAATACTAGACACCATGGTTATGTGAATGGAATAGCGAATATATTTATACGGGGACTAAAGCAGCTTGATTTACATAAGCGGCCTATTCATTGTAGCGACTACAAGCGAGAGATTCTCTATGTTAAGGATAACGATGCGTGGGAGAAGGACACTGAGGATAAGACTATAATGAAACACGCGCTCACAAATTTAGCCAAGAGACAGATAGATAAGATTAAGGAGTGGGAGGATAAGCATCCAGAATGGAACAAGACCGAAGACGGAACAAACAATTACATTAAAATGGTTAAATCACTAACAGATTGTGAGGACAATAAGAGCGACAATAAGATAATTAAGACTATCGCTAAAGAGGTTATCATATCAAAGGAGTTGTGAATGATAAAGAATGATGATAAAGTATATAAAAATAATAAAATTTAACTATTATTATAATGGCAACTAAAGAGGAACTTGTCAATTCAATAAAAGAATGGATAAAATTGGAGGATGAAATGAAACTATTACAGAGTGAATTGAAAACAAGGCGGATTCAGAAAAAAATGTTGTCTGAGAGACTCGTAGATGTTATGAAAAATAACGAGATTGACTGTTTTGATATGGCTGGTGGAAAACTTATGTATACCACGAACAAGGTTAAGGCGCCGCTAAGTAAGAAGTATTTGCTTGATAGTCTAGAAGCCTATTTCGGGGAAAATCCACACATAGATTCAAATGATGTCGCAGAATTCGTTCTTGAAAATAGAGAGGTGAAAATTAAAGAGGGAGTTAGACATAAACCCCAGAAATAATATATATATTTAGGTTATATGTCGGAAACCGTAAATTATAGAGGATTGGATATATTAACAAATAAAGAACCAACAATAAAGCGAGGAGATGTTATGACGATATGTCTATATTCAATATCTCGGGATAGCTACGATAATCCCTTTTTAGAATTTTTACTTCACAGGGAAGACGGTAAATTAGGGCTACCAGAGATATTACATAGTTATAATACTCCAAGTAATGATTGTATGGGAGTGCTTAAGAAAATGTTCAATACTGATAAATCTATAGAATATAGAGGATATATTTCGGATAACATCTTATTTTTTGAAACAGTATCAGTATATAATTTCGCCACATTCAAATCTAAATTGGACCAATTATGGTTTGTTACAGTCGAAGAGATAATCAATCACGGTAAGTCGTTGCATTATGATATTGATAATAGTTTAAGACAGTTGTTTTTAAAGAATTCGGAATTACTATATTTGGTAGACAAACAAAACAATAATTTAGAAACACCATTAGTCGTATATTATGGAAAGTCAATTAATAAGGTTACGGCAATATCGGTTATCGGAGCAGATAAGGGAAACTATAAATCTTCTCTAGGTCCGTTTTATTATTTAGGTTCGTATAAAAGAGGAATTAGATACGGGTGTTGGAGTTCTGATTATAAAGAGACTTTTATTAATGGGATACCTATAACAGATAAGAATGGGAAGTATAAAAAAGGCGGTTTGGTTAAATTTGTATTCTTTACGGGGACAATAAATATGTCAATTATGCGGAAGGGGGAGAAAAAATCTGGATTTGATAAGATTAAATTAGGAGTTGAGAATAATAGTTATTCAGGATTTGATACTTATACTCAAAAAAATAGACTATGGTTGGATAATTTTGATACAATTATTTTAGACAAGACCACAAATATAGACGAGGTACAATATGTGGTTAGAAGCAGCAAAACGATTATACCCATAGCATATTATAGTATAGATACCAGTAATGTCGTGAGAGATAGGTTGCACGATATTACCATTGAATAATATATATAGTAAATGTATATAATGGACAGTACGACACGACAAATGGGATATTTTGCATTGTCTATTTTAGTTATTACTGGTTTTGTAATGGTAATTACAACTGCATTTAATTTCCTGAATATTGAATTTCAAGTATACGGAAGCTATTTAATATGGTTTATTGCTTTATTTCTTTTCTATTGGATATTACCATCTACTTCGGGAGATATATTCATGGGTGCGGTAGATTTAAACGTTCAGTAACTCAAACATTATCTGACTCTCCCATAGGGTTAGTTGCTTGTGAATTTTTATCATCTAGTATTTTCTGAATTAACTCAATGCTTCCTTTGTTATCCATCTCACTCATCACCTCCTCGGGAGTAGGGTATCGTTTCTTAACGCTATGAAACTTAGTAATTATACCTTCTACAACGTCTGTGCGTTTTCGCGAATCTAGATTTTTGGCAATCCCTTTAAATAACACAGCAGTAGCCGAATCTAAAAGTTGTTCCTTTTCCTTGAACACACTATGTTTTGTAGTTTCTAATGCGCCACATATTTCGGGCTTCTTAAGTTCCGGGTCATAATTCGCACCATTTTCATCGCAAAATTCGCGCTTGAATCGCATAATGATTTTCTCTGAAATTGGCGGACTGGTTTCCATCAACCGGTCAAACTCCTCTTTCTGCGTTTTAATTAATTGTCTTACATCGGTGCGCTCTCTGGGATCTTTTGCGAGCTCAACCTTTATATTTCTGTAAAATTTTCCCCACGAAATACTACTGACACGATGCGCCTCATTATATTCACTTATTTTTAAGAACTGTTGGATTGTAGTTAGGATTCCGGCGAAGATATTCACCGTACCTATAATTGATGATATGGCGGGTTTGATATCCGGGGGGAAACGGTCCTGTGCGAAATTTGCCGTTCCCGTAAGCGTACTCATTACGATTACAGGAATGGTGAACCATGTATTAGCCTTGGAATATTCGATGTGTGATTTCGCATGAAGCCACCTAAAACAAGTAGCTTTATCTGCCCATTCGATGAGAATATTCTCGTGGTGCTCGGTCCATACGCCGGGCTCTTCATACTCGGATACTGCGTCCGAAAGGGCATTAATAATTGGTGTCTCGGTTGTCATTATATAATATATGATTTATAAAAATTTCTAATTATATATTAATGAAGGATACCTTAGAATTAAAACATAGCTTTGAAAATATTAAAAATTTGCGCAGCGATATACAAAACATATTTGATACCATAAAGGCTAAATCCAATACACTAAATAAAGTATACGAGGATATGATAAAGGCCCATTGTAAATCGGAGTATATGTTCGGTATAGACTCTTTTCATTTTCAGAACGAATTAATTACAGCTGATTACGATAACATGATAAATACATTTAAGAAAATAAATAATCGTATGTATTGCGAATATTATCAGTTATATGTCTTAATTCGTAAATATATTGAGAGTGAAATTACTAACGATTCACTTAGGAGTAAGGTTTTGATTAATAAAAAATTCCCCGTTTATAAGGTGTTAGATACCCTTCGTATATATAGATTCACGCACGTTATAGAACTACACGATTACATTACTAATACGATAGTTGAATTAGAGTCATACCGCATAGCTAAAGACGCGGAATTAGCTACGGATACACAGCAATCTAATCAAGGACTAAATATTGGAAATTTAGTGAACTCTTACCGTTATTCAAATGCTCTATTATCGGAAAAAATAAAGATGTTTGTTAGATATCTCAGGGTATTTCATCAGCACCACAAGAAATATTTGACACGTCTATCAATAAAGACTAAACTTATTATAGGGATTATTAACGAGGATATAATGATAAAACAGCTAAATTCATCCGGAATATCAAATATTACGAGTAATAAACAAGCTATTAGCGATGAGGAGAGTATCCTTAAATATGTTGGAAATACCGATAGTGACAATATTACTGAGGAATTGACAACGATAGTTTCTAATATATCTAAATCTGAAGACACGCAAGGAGGGATATATAGTAACTCATCAAATTCTACAATATCCTCGGTTAAGAGCGATACGAATAAAGAGGAAGATTATGTATTAACACCCGAAAACATAATGCCCAGTGACAATGTAGAAGAACCCAGGCAACCAACTGAGGCGGAGGTGGAGGCGGAGCCAACAGCTGAGGTGGAGCCAACAGCTGAGGTGGAGCCAACAGCGGAGGTGGAGGTGGAGCCAACCGCTGTGGTGGAGGTGGAGCCAACAGCGGAGGTGGAGCCAACCGCTGTGGTGGAGGCGGAGGTGGAGCCAACAGCGGAGGTGGAGCCAACCGCTGTGGTAGAGGCGGAGGTGGAGCCAACAGCTGAGGTGGACGCGGAGGCGGAGACGACAGCTGAGGTAGAAGACATTAATTTCGACAATTTAGAAGCGGATAGCATTAGTTATGATACCGACGAATCTGATACTCATTCAAGTGGTAAGAGTAGTCCTGCTTCACCCGAGGATGTTATGAACGTTTTAGATAATAGTATTAAGTTAACAGTTACAGATAATTCATATAACACAGCAAAAATATATCCAGCTTGTCTTTAAGTATATCGATATTTATATATAAAATTGAATATAAAAAACCTACATTATATAATGTAGATGGAAAAGCGTATTAAAAATAAGCTTGATAAACAACAGGTTCTTTTTAAGAGTGATATTCAGAAATGGATTGATACTAATAATATATTTGCGGATAATGTAAAAAAGAGCGAGTTTCTGAAGTTCGTATATGACTATGATAGTGTAAGTTTATCTCAAGACGATTTTCAAAAACGAAAGCGAGTTAAAAATGTAGTTCCACAATGCGATAGATGTGAGGCTTGTAGAGCCGACGGCGACCAGTGTACACGACGTCAGCAGGCAAATGAAAAATACTGTGGGACACATAGGAAAGGGACTCCCAACGGAGTTATGAATGTATCAAATATAGCATCTGATGAAAAACATAAAAAAATAGAGGTTTGGTATGAGGAGATTAACGGTATATATTACTATATAGATGAAAGTAATAACGTATATAAGAATGAGGATATCATGAATAATAAGGAGTCTCCGGACATTATCGGACAATGGGTTAAAAATGACAAGGACGAATATACAATACCAGGATTGGGTATTTAATCATAATATTTAATATATAATAATGGTAAATGGAACGTCTAATAGAATTTTTTAATAAATGTGGAATCCCGTGTGAAAATATTGACGAGCTTGATGGTATACAGATTCCACGAGAGAGACTTCTGAACAAGAATCTCTATTACGAGGTCAACGTTTTTATACCCGACCTTAAAAAAATGTTCTCTACGTCGTCACACACCGCATTACATTCGTGTGCGGAAAAATCACAACAGTGGCCGTTGCTAAATCTGGTAAGACAGACTTTAAAAACTATTGGGTATAAACTGGAACCAAAGCGTTTATGTGATGGTTATGATGAATTCCATAAGAAAAAATATAGAAGGGTTTTTATAATTAAAAGTTTAAATAATAAGGTTGTTCCGATTAGTGAAGATGTGTAATCACTTACTATTCGTAATCGTCATCGGTTCCAATATCGTAGTTATATTCATATAAATAACGCTCTAAACGGTTAGGATGAAAACATACTTTCATAAGGTCTTCTTCTATTACCGATATAAGTCGGTTTTTAATAGCGTCGTAATCTAATTTGAATATTGCCGGGTTTTCACTAATCCATTCCCAATTAAGTTTATCGCGATTATTTTTTAAGAGTTCTCCAGCATTAGGATTGATAGTTAGTAATCCCCAATTAATTTTATCAAGATTATTCTTGAGTAAATTAATAGCATTGATGTTAGTAGAAAGTCTATACCACACTATTTTATCCTGATTATCTTCGAGAAGTGGAATGGCGTTAATATTCCCAGATAACCATGCCCAATCTATTTTGTCCGGGTTGTTTACCAGTATTTCTATCGCGTTAGGATTTACAGATAGAGACGGCCAGTGAATCTTGTCCATATTGTCCTTGAGAATATGAATTGCGTTGGGATTTTCAGATAACCAGATCCAGTCAATTTTCTCTAGGTTTTGCTCTATAATACTAATGGCGTTTGGATTATTCGAAATATTTATCCAATTTATTTTATCTAGATTTCTTTCTAGTATGTGAACCGCTGATTTATTACTCGATAATATATCCCAATTTACCTTGTCTAGGTTTTTCTCTATTAGATGTATTGCGTTAGGGTTCATAGACATCGAATCCCAATTAATTTTATCTATATATCTCTCTAAGATTCTGGTTCCATTTGGATTATTGGAGAGATTACTCCAAATGTCGAGGTTTATTTCACTGTTCATAAACACATCAATATAATCTATTGAGTGTGGATTTTGTGCGAGAAGTTTAAGGTCAAGTTTAGAAACGTCGACCCAATCGTGTAGTTTGTATGGCGCGTAATTTATGTAGGGCTCGTCGTTATTATTACAAAATCTAACTCCTGTGAAAAGGCACATCGGGTTGGTATAAGTAGTCATTTTTGTTAGATGATTATATGATAGATGTTATTTCAATTTATTTCATATGTATCGCTCCCAATGTCATATTTATATATCAGTAAATATCTCTCTAGGCGTTGTGGGTGGTAGCATTTCATCATTAATTCTTCCACGAAAGGACGAGGGTGTTTCTTTAATTCGGCGCAATCCAGAACGAATATTTCTGGGTTGCGGGAGATGTTAATCCAGTCTATTTTATCTTTATTTTCTTCGAGGAGGTGTATGCCCGCCGGATTTAAAGACAGTGCTGGCCAGCTTATTTTATCCATATTATCAAGCAATAATTCCATCGCATTTGGATTTGTAGAGAGCGATGACCAAGATATCTTGTCTAAATTATTAGAGATTAATGGTATTGCGTTCTCATTATAACATAAAAAATTATAAATAAGGTTGATATTCCACGAGTCATCTAGTGTAAGATAGGGATTTGAATGATTAATAATCTTGGAAATCATGTCAATCGCCGCCGGATTTGAAAGAATAAAATACCAATCAACCTTGGTTAGGTTTGCTTTGAGCAAGTGTATAGCAGCTGGATTACTGGAGAGATATAACCAATCAACGCGTTTGATATTCTTTTCAATTAGTGAAATTGCCGATGGGTTCTTAGACAACGCAGACCAGTGTATTTTTTTCTTATTTCGCTTAAGGATGTGTATTGCTGACGGATTCTTAGATAGATAATCCCATGCTATTTTACCTGGATTTTTCTCTATTAGACCTATAGCATTTGGATTTGCACATATCCGTTGCCAGTTGATATGTTTCATATTCTGTTCAAGTAAAAAAATAGCACGGGGGTTATCACACAGAAAATCCCAGTCTAATTTTTTTAGCGATATCCAGTCGCGTAATTTATATGCTGGAAAATCCATTTCTAATGTATGTTTAATAAAATATTTTGATAATAACGTCAATAATGCTTATGATTCCTTCAAGTATCATAGTTATTATAGTCGCGGTGAAAGTTGGATAGCTGTAATCGTTGTCTTTTTCATCGTAATTACTAATACTACTTTCTGTTATGGTTTCCAGCGATACGATATTTATGATGAAATTATCATTGGTGCGTATTTTTGGCAGTGATTTAGTTCTCTTTAATTTTGTTGGCGCAAATCCACAGTCGGGTAATGTTTTCCAGACAATCGGATTGTTTAGTTTTGGGTCAACCGATATTATCTTACTCAACCTTACTCGCGAACAAGTCGGCGAGCATACGTGTGCGTCGCCACAAAGATACATCGCGCTATAGTTTATATTGTCGTTGAATATAAGCTCGCTACATTCCGCACACTGATAGCTCATTGGCTTAAGATATTTCATTGTTTCGTTTTATTATATTGATACATTATTGTAGATTTAATCGTTTCAATTTTTTAAATAAATGGTGTATTGTAATAGCGTGGTTAAAAGGAGTATATTGAGAAAAAAATCTACATTATAAACATATTTCCCCATATTTTCTCACAGACCCAGC